TAAATAACATACAAGATGTTAAGGTTGGTGAGCAGCAAACTGAGATTGATCCTAGATCAAAAACTACTGCTGACAAGTCTTACAATTTAATCGGCACTGGTGGACCTGAAGAAGAAGTACAAGGTCAAGGTGCTGTGTTAGCAGAGAAGAAAAGAAAATCTAAAGCGTACTAATTATGTGGTTTAGCGCATTAAAGTTAGGTTTAAACGCAGCAACGCACATCTATAAGAAAAAACAAGAGACAAAAATGAAGATGGCGGATGCACAATTGATGCATGCTGATAAGATGGCCCGAGGAGAGAGCGAATACCAGGGTAAATTGTTGGAAGCCCGACAATCGGACTGGAAAGACGAATTCGTTTTGCTCGTATTAACGGCGCCAATTTTGGTGATCGCTTGGGGGGTTTTCTCGGACGATCCGGGTGCAGCGGAAAAGATAAAAATGTTCTTTGAACAATTCCAGCAGCTCCCGTCATGGTTCACAAACTTGTGGATCCTTGTGGTCGCGAGCATATATGGTATAAAGGGTACACAAATTTTTAAAAACGGAGGAAAAAAATAATGCCTGGAACAATGATGAAAAGACCTATGTATAAAAAAGGTGGAAAAATGAAAAAGAAAAAATCATTTCCTGATATGTCAGGTGATGGTAAAGTAACTAAAAAAGATATTTTAATTGCAAGAGGTGTAATTAAAAAACCTATGAAGAAGAAGAAAAAATAATGTCTAACAGAAGATATAATTCACAAACTAGAAAAAACTTTTTTGGAGGTGGTAGCTCTAATAAAAAATTAGAACAGCTAAAAAAACTTTTGGCTGGACAAAATAAAAAGAAAAAACAAATGAAACAAAAACCATCTATGTTAATGGCAGCAATGAAGGGACAGAAGTAATGACAAAAAAATCTGAAAAAAAAGTAAACTTAGAAGCAGCTGTAGATACTATGCTTGATAAAAAACAACCAATGAAAAAACAAAGATTAGAAGACTCTGCTGAAGGAAAAAAAGTAGTATTGATAGATAGACAAGGTAAAGAGTTTGCCAAAGGCGGAAGAGCAATGTTAAAAGGTGGTGGTATCTGTAAAAAAGGTATGAACAAAAAAGCAATAGGAGCAAATTCATAATGGCAAAACTATGTCCTAGAGGTAAAGCGGCAGCGAAGCGTAAATTCAAAGTTTACCCGTCTGCATACGCGAACATGTACGCATCAGCTGTATGTTCAGGTAAAGTCACACCCGGTGGCAAAAAGAAAAATAGAAAAAAAGCTTTGGGCGGTGGAATAATAAGAACTGAACTTAGAGTTGGTGGACTTGCTAGACGTAAGAGAATGAGCTGTGCGTAGTTACTATTCAGAAGGTGGTCTAAGAAAATGGGTCAAGGACAATTGGGTCGATATTGCAAACAAAAAATCGGATGGCTCATACCCGAAGTGTGGAAGAAGG